TGAGGTGCGCACATGTCAGACTTGTGGTGGATGCTTCTCAAGTATCAAAGCAAGATTCACCAATACGACCCGAACCTTGACTACACGACAGGATTCGCAGGCGTGCCGCCTGTTCAAATGGCGAGCGCGCAACACCCTCGGCACTACAAGGATTACCTACAAGGAAAATACCCTTCTCAATTTTGGGCTTTTCAAGGCAAGGATGCATCCGTTCAACATGGCGCTTCCGCGCACAGGAGCGATGATGAGGGGACATTTCTTGATGTGGGTGTTCGTTCATGGGAACCGATAGGGACGGAACAGAAAGTTGGGCGCATGGCTACTCCCGATGAGATGCCCGATAAGCACAACATCGTGGTTCGGAGGCGTAGCGCCGCTGACCACCCACGACATAAACGCAACATGGAGAAAGAGATTCGCAGACGCAATGCGGAGCGTGAACGAAAGAACAAGTTGAGGCAACGAGCCACGGGCGGTCTTTCCCCTATGGACATGTTGCGTCGTCGTGATTTGAAAATGCTCAAAGAAGCCAAGTCTCCAAAGGCGCTGGCTCACAAACGCAAATACGAAACTGAATACGAGTCCTCACCCGCGCGCAAGAAATACCGACGGGAGTTGGAGAGGGAGCGTCGCAAGCGTGGTGTCGCAGGCAAGGGCGGTAAGGACATGAGCCACACCAAGAGAGGGACAATCGTTCCCGAAGACCCACACGCCAACAGAGCGCGCTCCCATCCATCCGTAGGCTCAACGCTCAAAATGGTCATCGTCAAGGCTCCACAAATGAACCTGTTTGGTCAGTCTGCTGAATGCGAATTGTGCAAAGCGCCCATGAGTGGACAAGAGGTGGCTCTGTCAAACCAACGAATGGGCGTATCCGTATGCACGCCCTGCATCATGAAAGAGCAAGAAAAAATCAATCAAGCGAACGACATGATGTTTCACGGAGAACCAATGGACATCGCCATGCGCTTGCTCAAGGAGCAAAAGAAACTCTTCGTTCAAGGACAGAAGACCCTTGACGGGCAACCTGCCTTCGTGCCGACTGACTTTGCGGCGGAGAATGAGCGAAGGCAAGCCGCCCTAAAGGAGCGACGAGCAAGAGAAGCGCGCGAGGCACAGCGGCGAAAGAATGCCGTTGGTCTTACTCCTCTTCCTCATTTTCAGCAGAACCCGGAATAGGGATGTTGTTCAGTTTCTTGACAACCAAGTTCACGACTTGATACCCAACCTCAATGATGATGAGAAGCGCAAGGATAAACCAAAACGCTTCCATCATTGACCACGCCTCGCGATGATGTCATCAATACGAAGGATGGAGCAAGCAACCTCGGTGGCTGACTTGATGATTTGTTCAACAAGCGCGGCAGGTTCCCACACATTGTGTGGTCGCATATCAACGATAGAACCTTCTCCTGTGAAGTCAATGTAAAGCCCCATGTTGTCGCTGACTGAACGCAACTCCATAACCACATCAAGAGCATCCATGCCAGCGTTGCTGGCAATAGCGGCAGGGATGATTTCAAGAGCATCAGCAAACGCCTCCATGCACATACGCTCACGAGCAGTAGACTGTCGCTCATGTGTAGCGTGATTGCGCACAGCCATCGCCAACTTGGAGAGGACTGCACCACCGCCGGGGTAGAGTCGCTTGTCCTTCAAGTAAAGACAGGCTACACCAAGGGCATCGTCAAAGGCGCGCTCGTATTCATCCAGCGTTTGTCGGGTCGCACCCCGAACAATCATGGTGATGGTATCGCTCTCCTTTGCTTCAACAGAAACATAGTCAAGGTCGCCGATGCGGATAGGTTTGATTGAGCCTTCAATGCGTGTGTCCTCTTCGGGAACATCGGTGATGCGGTGATAAATAGGAACACCTGTGATACGCGCAATGCTATCAATGTCGCTTTGTTGCACACGGCTCACAACACCAATGTTTTGAGCATCAAGGTATTTCGCAACGGCTTCATGAACTCCATCACGGACAATGAGAATGTCAGTCATCTCTGCGATGGCTTTGCTGATGTTGCCCAAAATCTCCATCTCTTGGTGACGGATTGCTTCAAGTTGAGCAGGGTCGCTAATTTGCATCTGCACATCTTCGTAGTTGAATCCGTCAAGACCACCGTCAAGCATCAAAACGCGAGGGTTCTCCTTGCCTGCAAAATCGGGGTTAGCAAAAGTCTTGTTGAGAACAAGTCCACTATGAATGTAGGAGTCGCTCATGTCGCCACCTGCTTGAGTAAGTGTGCGAACACGGTCAAGGTTTCCATTAACAGTCAGCGCCGCGTTTTCAACAAGTTGAGCGGCGAAGCCAAGGGCAGACTCGGATGCTTTACCGCGCAAAGCAGTTGCGGCAACCAAGTCAACGCCGATGTTCGTTTCGGGATGCGGCATGTCTTCAAGAGCAATCTTGGATGCTTTGTTATATGCGCGCACGATTGTTTGCGGGTGGATGCCTCGCATGAGCAATCCTTCGCTCAAGGCCAGCATTTGTCCAGCCAACACAACCACGCTGGTTGTGCCGTCTTTGCACACTTCTTCTTGCGTCTGACTCGCTTGAACCATCATCTGCGCACCGGGATGTGCAGTTTCAAGTTCTCGCAAAATCGTGATACCGTCGTTGGTCACGATTGTTTCTCCGCGTTCGTCAACGAGCATTTTATCCATTCCCGCGGGGCCAAGCGTTGACCTCACGGTTTCAGCCACTTGCACAGCGGCGCGAATGTTGCTCATTTGGGCTTCTCTTCCTGTTTTCCTTTCTTCTGTCATTGGGGTCACCATCCTATTTGGTATTCTTCAATCATGCCCGTCTCTTCATTTCGGCCTTTCACAAAGCCTTCGTTCCTCCCATGAAGAAACAGGTCATGATTGAGTTTGCAGTCTGCGATGCAGTATTTGATTACCTCAGCGTATCGTCCTTCGCGCCACGCTACGGGCGCATCTGCTGAGTCCATGATTTCTTTCCCTTTCCCAAGTGTGTGCTTGCATAGAGAATCAAGTTGATGACTCTTACCACATGCTTCTCGCACCGTCCATGAGGTGTCAACGATTGATTCTTTTTTGTTGAGCAAGACGCCAGCGTAGTGCATGTCAAGCGCGTCTCGGAGAACGGGAAGGTCAAAGCCTCGGATGTTGTGACCGACAATGAGTCCTCCTTCGTCAACATGCTTCTTTAGATGCTCACCGAGTTCACGAGGATGGAGAGGATGCATATGCGCGCCTGCTACAATTACATCGTCGGCTTTGCTGAACACATGGGCTTCTTCACCATCCCATGTTGCAACGACGGTTGGGTCAAACAAATGCGTCTTTCCCCAACCGCCAATTTCATGCGAGAAGTTGCTTGTTTCAATATCAATCGCCATCACTTTACTCATGCTTATTCCTCCTTGAAGCGAACATAGACAGAGTTGCCCACCCGATAAGTGTTGAAAAGACCTTCCACATCTTTGAACCGCTTGTAAACGGTGGGCTTACTCTTACCGAGTTGATTTGCGTATCGGTCAAACATGTCGTTCTTGAGAACCCATCCATCACCCCTGCCTTCAATTTCGCTGGCCTTACAAGCCTTGAAAGCGTTGTTCCATTCATCACGGCGAGCGACCTTTTCAGCGGCTTTAGCGCCAACCTCAACTTCGGACTCAAGCCAAAGAACGAGTTGCTCGTAAATGTCGTAAAGCATTTCGGTGGCGACTTCAACATCGTCGCCGGTCACCTTCCACTCTCCATCATGGGGAATATCATCGCGCATCACTCTCATCAAAGCAAGGTGCGTAGCAAATAGAACGGTGTAGTTGAGAATGTTAGGGATGAATGAGCAGACCACATCCGATAGGTGCTTCTCCATGCCGCGAACGAGTGTGTAGTATTCTTCAACTGATGCAAGAATCTGCGGCTCAAAGGATGGGTCAATGGTAAACATCTCATGCATACAGGCGCGAGCGATTTCTTCCTTTCCGGCAGGAGAAAGCGCATCCCATTCTTCATCGGTGGTGTTGCTCATCAAAAGAAGGCGTTGCCGCGTTCTTTCAGCAATGCCCGAAAAGTGCAATGCGATGTCGTCAAGAGACTGAACCTCGGTAAGTTTGTTTTTGAAAACACCAGCCATTCTTCGCTCCGACACCATCTGTCGCATATCATCACTCCACGGTCGGTAGAGCAGAAGCACTCTTTGAAACAGACCTTTGGTCAACACATATTCCTTCACACCGCTTGGTGGGAAAGAGGTAATCCAAAACGATACGCGCGATTCAGTTTCAACCTTACCGTTCTTCATGTGCTTGGTCAAGGTGTTGCTATGGCTCCCAACGGGGTTCATCGCCTGTTGAAGGTAAAGGATAACTTCGGAGAAGAATTGCTTCGGGTTGGACTGCAAGAGGATTGAACCTTCATCAAAGTTCAAACACTTCTTACCACCGAGCAATCCTTCTTTCTCAACGGTTTCATATCCACCTTCACCATCACTCACCGAGTCAATTGACCCGATAAGCGCGCTGTCTGTTCCGCTGGTGAACATGTCGGTGTTCAATCCGGCCTTCTCTGCAACTTCGCCTGTAAACTCCCACGCGATGGTCTTTCCCGAACGGGTTGGCTGAATCCAAAAGACATGGATTCGCGGGTCAAGGGCTGACGCCCAAACGGGTATTCTCACATAATCCACAAGGGCTTGACCTTGCAGATAGAAGAAGGAAATAAGACCGGGGACTTCGTTAAAAAACGAAGTCGTCCGAAACCTCTCAAGGTATTCCTTCATCATCGGGTATTCTTTCACAGCGGTGTATTGGTTCCACATTCTTTGGGGCATTCTTCTTCTCTCCTTTGGGGGGTGGCTGATGCTTCGGGTATGGTGTTCAGCCTATAACCATTTCTCATTTTATCAATTATCGCTATACTATTATAAGGATAATTGTTGAGTGTATATAAATGATGCAATTAAAATCACCTCTCCACGCGAACTTCGTCTTCGCTGGTCAAGACTTCAATCACTCTGTTGCGCAACACTTTCCCCATGCGGGGAACATCGCGCAAACAGTCACCGCATGCGGCTTCTTCAATTGAACCGCATGCGGCAATGATGGCGTCAGCCATGTCGGGGCCAATGCCGGGAATCGTAAGTAGCATATCCGCGCGCACATCGTTTGTGCTGACTCGTCGGACTGCTTGCGCACCGTGGCGACTTGCTTTTTTGTAGGTCTTCTCATGAAGAGCGACCATGAATGCTGATGCCTCAGCGACATTCGGCGCTCGGTAAATGAGGCAACCGAAGTCAGCGACAACACGACCGAGGAAGCCTGTCATCTGTTTGAGGGCTTGACTTGCGGTGATGGATGAGCCACGCTCACGGGCGCGGGCTACATAGCCACCAATTTCGCCCCAAATGACTAAGCCGTAGTTGCCGTCGTTTGCATCCATGTTGTCAAGTTGTCGCATAAGGTGTCCACTTCTCATGGATGAGAAGAGGTCATCAATGCTCTTGGCTTCAATCAACCAATCGCCACATCGGTAATCACCGTTGACAAGGTTTTCACGCGCTACGGCAATGCGTGGTGAACGGGACTTGGCTCGTCGCTCAACTGCTGAAACGAGTGAGCCGCGCTCGTTTGTATCAATGACGAGAGGCGGATTCATGCTTGACACCCCTCATGCTTAGGGAAAACAAGCACTCTTCGGTATTCAACTCGCTTGTTGCTCACCTTGCGCTTCTCAAGAAGCCCATCGTTTACAAGTTTCGTCATGAGTTTCACCATTTTGTGATGGCTCATGCTTCGCAATGTGTCACTATGTTTGCAAAGTTCGGAGCGCGCTCTCCATGTTGAATCAATGTTCAACAACAATTCAATCTGCCATTCTTCAATCATGTTATCACCTTCAAAGCAGAATAAATTGTTGCGATTTCCTTCATGTCTTTTTCATTCTTGAGCCAAATGTTCTCGCAAATAGTCTTGATAGGCGTGCCTTTCGCTTTGATTTCGTAAGCGTTATTCCATCCTTTGAGATTGACATTGTAGTCCATGTGGTCGTAAGAATCAACAGTAGCCCAAACAATAATTGCTTTGTTGCTGACATATTTTTCTAATTGATGTGGAGGTATCATTCTCCCTAATTTGACCCATTGCTCTTCGGTCACGGTTTTGACCTCAATCGGCACACCATCAATTTGTAAATCGCCTTTGCCTTTTTGAACATCAAAGGTTCGCGATAGGTAAAAACTGACGGCGGCTTCCGCCTTCAACCCGATAAATGTTGAAGACACATTGTTGTGAGAATAGTCTCCTACGCGCTCATTATGTTTCTCAACTTCTCGTTTCGCTAAAGCATAGGTTTCTTTGACTTCTTGAGGCGTGAGTTGAACTGTCTCCGTAGCGTCTTGATGTTCACCTGTTCCATCCCACAACTTGCAACGGCCAATGCAAAGACCC